GTATGCTGTGCCCCAATTAAAAATTTTAATTCTTCAGTTCTTCCATATTTTTTAAAAATTTCTTCTTTAATTGCGCTCGGTAATGCACCTGGCCTAAAGTGAGAAGGTTTGTTGACAGGATTAAAATTATAATTTAAATTATTTTCTTTAAACCATTCAGTTGTATCATTGTGATATAAAACATTCAGATTGCTAATGGTATAACTGACACTAATATTGTCAGTTAAAGTTTTAAAAAATGTTAAATTTTCTGTTAAATTATTCCATTTTAAAGGAAATCTCATATATTCAAATACTTTTTCAACTCCGTCTATACTTAGATTAAAATTTAAGTTTTTAAATTTTTTAAGTAATTTTTTCTGATAGTCCGACAGACCGACGGATCCATTTGTAGTAATTTGAATAAAACAGTCACTATTATTGTGCTCTAGTAGAGTTTCTAAAATATAAAAATTTAACTTTTCATATAAAGGTTCACCACCCATAAAATTCAAAGATATAAGTTCTTCAAAATTTAAATTATTTAAAATATCTTCTTTTGTCATTGTGCTGGATTTATGAGAAATTATTCCAATTTTCTTTTCTAAAGGAGCCCAGGCACTCGATGCTGCAGAATTGCAAGTAACGCAAGTTGAATTACAAGTATTACTAATACTGGTTTTTATCATTGTAGTTTTGTATTTTCCTTGTCTGACATCATCTTCTATAGATTGGATATCTTTGTTAGTATAAAAATCGAACGCAACATTTTTTAATTTACGATCGCTTATCAAGCCGTGATCTTCTAATGACCAGCAGGCATTGCAGTAAGGTGATCGTTCCTTATTAAGAATTGAGTTTCTAATGCTATCTATGTTATAATCTTTAGGTAATAAACAACAATGTGTCCCTCTATTCTCCGATCGAAATTCATATCCAAAAAATGGCAAAACACAAAAATAATCATTCATATATCTATTTAAGATACAAAATAGAAACCTTAATATTTTATAAATATAGTTAATCTGGAGCAGTATTTTGCAGAAAAAAACCCGTAGTCTATTAGAAGAGCTAGACACCCTTCGTCTACACAAAGATCGCGAAAATCTAGTAGAATCACGAGCCAACCATGTGATAACTGGGGCCATTAATCTCATACAATTTATACGCGAAAACTATGACGCTGCTCAAGCAGAAGAATTAGAGCGTAGATTACTGAACAGCATCCGTGCCCAAGACAGCAGTAAGTTTAGCCGCGGTGTCAAAAGGTTAAAAAATGAAAATTAAAGAAGTTATTGCCGAAGGTCTACAGGATTGGCTTGACGATCGTAAAGAGAAAAAAGAAGAAAAGATGCTATCCCAGGTAAGAGCAGGCTTGCCTGCCACTGCATTGAAACAGTTCCAGAAAGAACTTAAAGAATCTAACATAGATATCAATAATCCTGGCCAAACCGATCTAGCATCATTAATCCAAAATTTTGCACTGAATTATTTTGGAGTAGGCGACAACAAATATCAGTTCCAAATAGAAGAAAAAGTAGCAGCCGTAATTAAAGAAAAAATAGCAAAGATTCCTCTTCCTAGTGCAGTTAATGTCGCTGCTATTAAAGCGTACTTTACTGATGCCAATAATGCCAGAACTGCTGAATTAAATAAACTTGAAAATAGTATAAGAACTAGGAATCTTGCAGCTCAACCCGAACCTAGCCAAAATACTTCTAACACTACTACAAATACTGCAACTAACGTAGCAAATACTACCGTCCCGCCCGCTGCTGCTGGCATGATAAATACGTTGACCATTAACACGCAAGGCGGCATGCGTAAATTTTTTATTGATAAAAAAGAAAAATGGTGGGAATATGTCGGCAATGATTGGCCTAACGAAATTGAAATGAGTCTATTAGTTAATGATGATGCAACTATTGACTATTTGTCTGCACAAGTTGCAGATGGAAACCTAAAACAAGAACCTTACAGTAAAAAATGAAGCTATACGAAATTAAAAATGTAGTAACGCCAGGGTGGCTGCTATGTGAAGCCGCAGAAGGTAAGAATGTTCACCTTGAGCATGTGGAAGATCTTGTGTACAATGAAGGATATCTTGGCGCACAAAAAGCATTGAACTACATGGAAGGTGTTCGCCGCATGTTTGCACAAGGCGAAGGTGATCCAGCCAAAGTAACAGTCAAATGGGACGGTGCACCTGCTATTATCTGCGGTACAGATCCAGCAGATGGTAAATTCTTTGTGGGTACTAAATCTGTATTCTCCAAAAATGAACCTAAACTTTGTAAAAGTCTCAAAGACATTCGTAAGTTTTATGGTGAGCAAGAAGGCCTAGCCGCAAAATTAGCCGTAGCACTAAAGTATTTGAGCAAGCTAGGTATTGGTAATGTGCTGCAAGGAGACCTGATGTTCACCGCAGAAGAATTGACCACTGCTACCATCGGAGGGCAGGAATGTTACATATTCACTCCCAATACTATTACCTATGCTGTGCCAGTGGGCAGCAAATTAGGCGATAGAATTGCTGCCGCAAAGATAGGCATAATATTTCACACAGCCTACTCGGGCAGCACAGTGGCCGACATGCAGGCCAGCTTTGGAGCCAGTGTAGATGGACTAACATCAACCAACAGTGTTTGGTTTGATGATGCTTTTTACAAAGACATGACGGGCCGGGCCAGTTTGACACCCGCTGAGGATGCCAAAATTAAAAATACACTGTTGTCGGCGGCCACTACCTTTAGAAAAATTGACGAAAAAGACTTCAATAGAATTATTTTTACTGGACGAACTACCAAAGCAGGTGACGAAGAATACACAGAGTTTGCTAACTATATCAAACCATTCATCAACAACATGGTGCGTGGTGGCGAACAAGTGGGCGATCCTACTTCATTTTTAAAGAACTTTTTAACCTACTACAACGGCAAGCAAGAAGCTGAAATTGCCAAGTTAAAAGGTGGCCCGGACAGCCCTGCGGCACAGGCCCGCATACAGAAGATCAAAGAAAAAGAAAAGTTCATGGCCGATAATAGCAACACATTATTGGGTATCTTGGCCATTTACAAACGCATCATTGAAGCCAAAGTAATGTTGCTGCAAAAAATGCAACAAGTTGAAAATATCGGCACCTTTATCAAGACTGACGATGGTTATAGAGTAACTGCACCCGAGGGATTTGTGGCTATTGGACATGACGGTGGCGCAGTCAAACTGGTGGACCGCATTGAGTTTAGTCGTCAGAATTTTGCTGCAACAAAATCCTGGAAAAAATAAGCTCAACCGCACTTATTTTTAGTTTTGGTATAAATAATTACATGCGTTAATTCGCAGATTTTACAAAAGGAAAAATAAAATGGCAGTATTTACAAGAACAAATGGTAATGCACAAAACGTAGTTAGCGTTGGAAACATTGCACTAAGCACAGAAGCCGCAAGCGCAAACGTATTGATCAGCACAGGTATTGGTAAGCCAGTGCAAGCATTTGCTGTTAACAGCAATGTTAGCATGACTACACAATTCGGTACTGGTGAAGGCGTAGAAACAATTCTACGAGCCATCGGTCTAACTACAACATTGCTAGCATACCAAGTTGGTACAGCTAACAACGGCGCAGTTTCCAATGGTTTGTTGAGCGTACTGATTGAAGAAGCCAATGTGACCGCTGCTGAACTACAAACTAGTATCCGCGCAGCCACAGACAGCACTTACAATACCACAGGTGTTGTAGTTACACAACCAGGTCTACGCCTAGCTGAGTAATTTTAGCTTAGTCTAAAAACAAAAAGGCACTTTCGTAGTGCCTTTTTTGTTGGCTATAAATATCTGCATGAGTCCTCTTATTACCTGCATGACCTTGATAGACATTACTGAAACTGGTGTAATTAAAGGAGCTGGTCAAGGCCGAGATCAACAGCGTAATTGGGAAACTGTACTGCAATTGTTGGGTCTTAAGACGCAGCCGTTAATAATAAAATCTCCAGTTTGTTTCATCAATGAGAACTTAGAGTATTTTGAGTTCGGCGAATTCTACCAAGGCAGTCACAGTGTATGGGCATTTCAGTTCAGAGGGGAGCGAGATGACTTTTATGCTGTGGATCAGCTTGAAGAAGATTTTGAACAAACGCCGATCGTACTGGGACTTGAAGAAACTGCTCGCTTCATGTTGCCTATATTTCACTCCTACGGAACATTAAAAAACATATATTTTATTCAGAAAGAATCGCTAAATATAAATTGATGCTCCGGCACCCTTATGGCACTCTTTACGGCTCACTTAGACACACTATTAATTGCATCGCGTATCCTTATTATATAAAGCGAGATTCCAATGTCAAAGACAACAGCTATAGAAAAAGAGAACCTTGAGGCGCACGTTGAGCTATGCGCTGAAAGGTATAACCAATTGAATGAAAAATTAGACAATCTAGACCGACGGCTCACCACCGTTGAAGAGCATCTTGTGGCAATTAGGGACTCAATCACCAATAAAACAGGTGGCATAAACAAACAACTAATTACAATAGGAACCACAGTAATGGGTGTACTAGCAACCGCAGTAATTGGGTTATTGGTACACTTGGTAAACAAATGAAAATTGTAGAAGTTACCAAGCAATTGCAAGTGGCCATCACAAATGAAGAGGCAGATGTGCTGCTTCAATTTGACGAAAACACACCTGTCGTGGCCAAAGGTGATTTAAATGACCGCCAACAAATGATGGCAAATCAACTAGTTAACAAAAACTTATTATTAAGAATCAAAGAAAATGGTCGCACCATCTATAAAAAACGATCTGGGTAAACTACTAGTCGACCAAGCGATGACAAACCTAGACAACTGGGCACTTCGCGAATTAACACATCTAAGGAACACTGCGGATTTTCCGATTTGTGTTGCTTTGAGTAACAAATCATGGGCTGTTGGCAAATACACCATGCATCAACTGGGATCGCATCAGTGGTCTGTGGTTCAAGACTCCAAGACTGTGCATGTATTTTACAGCAAACAGGCCGCAGTATTTTATTCAGTTTTCAATCAATGCAATAAATTTAAATCAGCAGACGATCTACTAGAGTCCGATCAAGCAGTGGCCAAACACAACGACGAAGTTGAATTTTATACTCTAAGATTAGCCAAACAAACTAAAAAGACAGATGAGTTTACTCAGCAACTGAGATGGATTAGATACTTGGATGCCAAAGCCAAGTTGAAAACCGCTAGAGAAGAATTAGATAAAAAATTAAACTATGCCAAATACAATAAAATTTGGGCCTCGGGCTTGAAACTGTAACATTGTAAAGAAATTGAAACTAACTAAATAATATATAAATCTGGGAAAAGATACTATGAATTTAAAAGAATTAGCACCACAAACTACAAAACGCCTTAACAAAGTTATGGAAAGCCGTTTTGGCTTTTCAATTGACTATGATAATTTAACCTACGCTAAAGCTCAACGCCTAAGTTACGCTATCAGCGAAAATTTATCCAAGATCCGCAAAAGCTACGGCATTCATACTGCTGAAAAGAATCCCAAGTATATGGAAATGCTTATGGTTCAAGAAGGATTGAATTCTTGGTTGAATCAACAAGAGCCGTTGATGGAAGGTGAGCTGGAAACAGCCGAAGCAGTGTTGGCAGCCAAAGACATGGTTGATTCAGTTCAAGACATGATCACTGATGCCAGCAAAATGCTCAACGAAGAACTACCTCCACTACTGGATGTTATTCGTGACCAAGTTGGTACAGCACAAGCCGATGCTTACAAGAATACTGTGACTGGCGCACTGCAAGGATTAATGGACAGTTTGAATAGTACTCGCGATGCATTGGACAATGGCGCTAGATCATTGGCCGGTGAGCAAGTTGCACAGCCAATGGACATGACTGGTAGTGCCACTTTAGGTGTTGCAGCTGAGTTACCTGCTCCCGAAGTCAATGACTTTGACAGCGAAGATGACGACGGTTTTGCAGCCACTGACGCCGCGGCCGGCGACGACGAGCTAGGCAGAGAACGCCGTTAATTGTGAGAGCCTCAGATTTTTTACTTGAAGATGACGAGCCCAGTGATCAATACGCAAATATTGTCACTGTGCTTGATCTTGTGCAGGAAAAAGTCCGCAGCGGTGAATTGAGCGATGAGTTACCCACTCAATTCATAATTCGATTGATTCAAAATACCGGAGTTTCAAATTTCAGCTACACTGATTTGATTGCAGCCAACGAAGCAAATGAATCAATGAAGAACATTGTAAAAAACATAACTCCAACCAAAATTTCATTTGTCAAAGATATTGGTCAATCCGTTGCCAATGCACAAGATGTAACAGCGGCCGCGGCCAATCCAGAACAAACAGTATCAGATATGGCAAAAAGCGCCATGAAGCGTAGACAAAGCTGATTAGATACTGTATAATCAACTAAGGAGGATAGCATGGCCTATTCAGAAAAAGTTGTAGATCATTACGAAAATCCCAGAAATGTTGGTAGCTTCAGCAAAGAAGACACAGATGTAGGTACTGGCATGGTCGGAGCTCCGGCCTGCGGTGATGTGATGAAGCTGCAAATCAAAGTCACTGACGGAGTAATCACAGATGCAAGATTTAAAACATACGGTTGCGGCAGCGCGATTGCGTCAAGTTCGCTTGTTACTGAATGGGTCAAAGGACTTACCCTTGAGCAGGCGGAAACGATCAAAAATAGCGAAATTGCTACTGAGCTTGCCCTTCCCCCTGTTAAAATTCATTGTTCAATACTTGCGGAAGATGCCATCAAAGCGGCGGTAGCTGACTATAGAATCAAGCATTCAGCACAATGATTGAAGTCACTGACATTGCTGCTAAAAAAATTAAAAAAAGTTTAGCCTCTCGCGGCCGAGGTGAAGGCATTCAAATTGGTATACGAACCACCGGTTGCAGCGGACTTGCGTATGTGTTAGAATATGTAGATAATCCCAACTTACATTGTGTACGACATTACGATTCAAATGGTGTGCGTGTGTTTATTGATCCAAAACACCTGCCGTACTTGGATGGTATGATAGTGGATTTCAAAAGAAACGGTCTCAACGAAGGCTTTGAGTTTATCAATAAAAATGAACGCGATCGATGTGGTTGCGGCGAAAGTTTTCGAGTTTAAAATCAATTGTACAATTACTATGACCACTCTTGTTGAACTAAAGTTAAATCCAGTTGAGTCTGACTTCTCAAAACTACGCATCTGTGTTAATCACCAAATGGTTGATTACAGTATACTTAACGATACTATATCAATATCTTGTGACATTGATATGGGCATACATCAGTTAACTTTGCAATTAGTTGATGGTACCAGGATCAGCATTATTGATGCATTGGTTAATACTGCTAGTGTCAGACATACACTTTACATGAGTTATGTCAAAACATCATCGGATGAAATCTCTCAACCAGCAACAGTACTATGGAATCAATCACAGACTTGGGTTTTACCTTTTGGAAATCCAATTAGCTTTTGGTTAGGATTAATATCAAATAAAATTCAATCATCAGATTTTGGAAAAAATTTATACGAAATATACAATATAATATATCCTGAAACTATAGAACTAGACACTAAGTATCCTAAAGTCATACAAGATTTTTTTAAGTATAATTTTGACTTTTTCTGTAGACCAAAGGCAGATATTAATTTTTTACCACAACGTAAATGTAACATTGATATTTCTACATATGACACACAAGAGGTATTAACTGAAGTTGCAGATAATCAGTTATGGATTCAAGAGCACCAGAAATTGTCTGCTCAAAAATATTATAACGACCAAGAATGGCACAAGGACTATACATTATGGACAACTTTAAAAATTTATGATGCATATAAATGTATTCTTCCAATAGATCGTTTACCAAAGTTACAGTCACTAATAAAAAATTTACCAGTCAACGAAATTTCACAAGCATATCTTGGAATTCTTCCCCCTGGATCGGTAATTGCTCCGCACACTGATAAAAAAGCTAATCATGTGCCGGGTACACTTGGGTGTAATGTGCTTTATATTCCGTTGTCCTGGCCAGCTAGGAATTATTTTAAATTTGCATCAGGTGGTATTGTTGACTCTAACAGCACATGGTTTATAAACAACACAGATCATGTCCATGCACTAGTTAATGATAGCAACCAATCAAGAGTGGTCTTAACTATCACACTTGATCCTGCACAACATTATCAGTTGTTGTCATAATAATAATAACCGGAAAGGACATGATATATGTTAGTCAATAAATTTAATTATACACCTATCAGCAGAGCCACGGTGGACGGTAAACGCCACTATTGTTTACCCGACGGATCTAAGGTTCCTAGTGTGACTACTATCTTAGATCGAACTGCTCCGCCTGAAAAGAAACAGGCACTACAAAATTGGCGCAACAGAGTGGGCGTGGCCAAAGCACAGGAGATCACTACTGAAGCTGCAGGGCGAGGCACACGAATGCACAAGTGGCTGGAGAACTATGTAAAGAATGACATGCTCGACGAACCCGGGTCAAACCCATACAGTTTGCAAAGCCATGGCATGGCCAATATTATTATCGCCGAAGGTTTATCCAATGTGTCTGAATATTGGGGTGTAGAAGTGCCAGTATACTACAGTGGCTTGTATGCCGGTACTACAGATTGTGTGGGTCTTTGGAAGGGCAAACCGGCAATTATCGACTTCAAACAAACCAATAAACCCAAGAAACGCGAATGGATTGACGACTATTTTATCCAGCTGGCCGCTTACAGCCAAGCACACAACGAAACACACGGAACTGACATTAGAACAGGCGTTATTTTAATGTGCAGCGCGAATAATCTATATCAAGAGTTTGTGGTAGAAGAAGCAGAATATGATATTTGGGCACAAAGATGGTTCGACAGAGTGGAGCAGTATTATCGGGAAAACTAAATACTGTATTAGGAAAAGAATATCATGGCCATAGTCCAAATTTCACAAATTAAACATCGCAGAGGCACCAACGAAAACTTGCCACAGTTGGCCAGTGCAGAACTGGGTTGGAGCGTGGATACTCAACAACTTTACATAGGCAACGGCACACTGGAAGAAGGTGCCCCTGAAATTGGCAATACTGAAATCTTAACACAGAACAGCCCCATACCCGGACTGCCTGCCACACAAAGCCAAACTCTAAGTTTTGGTACCACTGCCAATGTGGTATCCTCTGCATTTACCAGTGAGAATCCTGGTGTCACCATAAACTATACCATATTGCGCGGCGGTAATGTTCGACAGGGCTATTTGAGAATAGGTCAGTTTTTAAGCAATCTTGCCTATGACGAAGAATATACCGAAACTGCAGATGTTGGCGTCACTTTTGCGGTAACTCAAATTGGCATCGGCACCGGCACGTACGCCCAAGTCAGTGCAATAACCAGTAACACTGGGTACAACGCCAGCATCAATGCCAATTTGAAGTTCACCAGTTCAACTTTTACCTATTAATATAATCAATCCACATGTGGAATCAATTACCCAGTGAACGCCTCCGCGTTTGGCAGGAATTTCGAAAATTAATCAGTGAAAAATCAATTGAGCAAGCGCTCAATGACACACAGCATCTTTGGAGTTACGCTCCTTATGTTGCCCATTATCTAACCACAGATCACGTCGAAGAATGGCCTGGACCCTGGGAACTACTCTACGAAAATTATTATTGTGATCTTGCAAAAGCTCTGGGAATAGTGTATACTATACAGCTCAGTGAGCATCATATTGAATTAGATATAAGAGTATATAAAGACCCAAGCACCATGGAGCCGTATAATTTAGTGTTTGTTGACAATGGAAAATATGTGCTTAATTACATTCATGACGAGGTAGTAAATAAAGAACAAATCGATAAAGATTTAAAGTTAGTCAAAATAATATCCAGCGAGCAGTTGGGACTGAATAAATTACAATAAGAGAAATCAATGACAGCAATTCAAGTTATTAAGCGTGATGGCCAAAAGGTGCCGTTGATGCTGGAAAAATGGCAGACACAGATCGCCAAAGTGTGTAAAGGTATCGCAGATGTTAGCCAGAGCATGATAGAAATCACTGCTCAGCCGCATTTTTATGATGGCATAACCACAACAGAAATCGACGAAATTACGCTGCGGGCCATAGTCAACTTGGTTGATGTTGAGAACAACCCAGATGTTGGTCATGTAAACTATCAATATGTGGCGGGCAAGCAGCGCCTAAGTATGCTACGCAAAGATGTATATGGCAACTATGATGTACCATCACTGTACAGCATTGTAAAGAAAAATGTGGCCACTGGTTTGTATACTCCTGAACTATTAGAGTGGTATACAGAAGATGACTGGAACCGAATGGAT